CCATCCTAGCTTCTTTGCTTCAGCTTGAGGGAAAATGTGATCACAGCTAGGCTTATTGATATCCTTCTTACCGTGATTATTTTTACCTACACCGTAATCCAACGGACTATGACAATTTTGACAAGTTTCATTACAGAGATTTAAAAACTCCTCAGGATCAGCTTTCCACTTTGGAGCACTCTTGTAAGCCCAAGGGATCCGAAGATCCCTTGTCTGTATTACACGACGAAATATGTCACGACTGTGATAAGTTCCATCTAGGTATTTTGGATATAAATTATACGAGTTCATCGTCTGATTCCTCATCTTCATCAATATCATTAAGTACAGTGTTATCTAACATAATGTTAATGAAGATATCAAACGGCTTGCTTAACTTAAAGTCTGGATTTACCTGTTGATAAATGCAAATGAACCCAGAAGCATGTTTCTCTCGGGCACCCATACCTCTGTAATTAGTTGGATAAGCTTTAGCAAACTCATCGTCAATATAAGACCTTAGGCTTTTTGCTGAAGCAAAATAATTACTACACTCCATAACAATATCTGCAAGGAGTTCTTCAGTATAGCAATTTTCATATTCCATAAGTTCTTTAAGCTTAAGAAATCCCAATAGGATAGCTTCTTCAATCTTATCTTGAGGCCAACAACGACGCATTGCACCGAGGACTTCTTTAAGATTGTCTAAGCCAAAACTAGCTGCCATATACAACCATGTAATATGAGTAATAGCCCCCGGAGTCTTCTTTTTATATGAAGTAAAGCAGTCTACATCAGTAAGTGCTTTTTCTAAAGCAATTGCTTCAGCATCACCAGTTTGTATTGCAGTTTGATGTATGAAGTACTTGGCCATTGGCTCGCTGTCTGTGTTCAGCGCCAGCAACTGTAAGCTTTCAATATTTTCATCTGTGCTTTCAACATAAAACACAGGAATAAGAGCTTCGGAACCATACTGCATTACATATACAGATCCATGCTGTTGTCCGTCTGAGACATAATATCTATCTTCAACGGGATCCCAACGACACTGCAACGGAGTTACACAATCTAGATTCCACTTACCGTAAACTTTAAGTTGATGCTTGGGTTCTGGAAAACGCTGACGTCCATAATTAACCCAAACTTTTGAAATTGGAACCCAATCAAACTTCAAACGTACTCGTGGATCAAAGGTGTTGTTGTTATTAATGTTCTTTTTAATACGCTTACCAACTGCTTTAGCAACTTCAAGTAGAGGTACTTTACGAGTCTTTTTACCAGCTGACGGGTCAAAAGGCGCCATTGTTAATTCTTGATTCTTACTCATCTTCCAGTTTCCTTTCATCTATGGAAATAACTAAAACTTCATCTCGTTTTAGTATCTGTATAATAGCAATGAAAATGGATTATGTCAAGTGTTATTTTTAGCCGATAACAAACCAAGCTGGAGTTTCACCAGTCATAAATTGGGTGATTTCTTGTTCCAATTTGTCAATTAAAGCTTGGCTATCTTGTAGCAATTGGGTACCATTTAGTTGTGTACCACCTTGTGGGCCAACAATAGTGCTAAACTTACCACGACCCTGTCCCAAAGCTCTCATGCAAAGCGCATAAGTGTATTCACGTATCCAGGGTTGGCTGTAAGTGTCACTTAATATTGTCAGATCTGGTTTGTAGTTTTCTGTCCAAATTAATATGGTTTCTTTGTCGGCACGAGGACGACGCATGATTGTTAATTGTTTTGTAACAGTGTTAAATTGAAAGTTAAGGAATCCACCAAACATCTTAGCAGCTTCTTTAAGGAACATACTGTAGAAAGCATATGTTGCAAGACCACCAACACGACCACTTTGGATCATATAGAAGTTAACAAAGCCTGCTTCAAATGGTTCATACTGGCTTGATGTGCCACTGTTAGCACCAATATTGCGCTTAAAACAGTTGCGAACAGTGATAACTTCTTTTGGAAGAGTGTAGGTATTAGTGTCATGCTGCAATTCAAGAAAGCTGTAACTTTCTTCAACTGAATTGCTACTACGCTGACGATATCTTTGAAGTGCTGCCTTTAAGGCAATTTCATAATGGATTGGATCTAGTTCTACATCAACTAGACCTTCACCTAACATATAACGAACATAATCAAAAATTTCAGTTTTAGATTCAGCTAAAGTAGTCATCACACTATTTATTAGCGTGATGACCTATTATATTACTTGGAAGTTTTCAATAGGACCCAGTCAGCTGATAACCTGCCATTGAGTTCAATTGACACTGCTTTGATATCTTCAATGAAGGTACGCAGCGCAACTTTACCGCTGCTGGAAAATTGCTTCAACTGTTCTTTAGGCTTACGCAGTGTTTTAGCAATTGACTTTTTTGTATCAAAGCCAAGTATTGCACTGCCTTTGATCCCCAACTGACCGGCATCTGTGGCAGCGACATACTTGCCCATTTTGCGTGTTTTAATGTTGTAGACCCAAAGTTCCTTAGCACCCATAATGTCTACTGGATTAATGCTAACAAGATTAAGTTCAGTATTCTGTACACAATACTTGACCTTGCTGACCATCTTTTCCTTAGACGGAGGTTTCTTAACACGGGCTTTACGCACTGCCTTCTTAACAGCACCGTAAGTCTCAAGAGCACTGGTTAGCTTTTCATAGAACTCAGTTAAGTGTTTTAGTTTGGCCTTGTCAACATGACGATATGCTTCCTTCAACTGTTCATCGGCACCCTTAGCCTTAGCAGCAGCAAGCTCTTCCATCCGTGGAGTGAATACTTCAGCAATTTGATTAACGAACTGCTGTGGTACATTATTGTTACGCATCCACGCAACCATGTCAGGCACTTCCTTGCCCTCATACCAATTGTCATACCACTCTTCAATTTCACCAATGATGTCGCTAAACTTTTCACGCATACGATCTTGAATTGTCAGCTTAACAACATTACCAGTGTCCGCAGCTTTCTTAGCAGCTAGACGTTCACGTCCCAGTGTTAGAATTTCTGCATACTTCTTATCAATATATTCTTTAGTTTCCTCACGCAGAGGAGCACCCATCATCAGCATCTTGCAGACCTTACCCAGTGTAAAGCCCACACGCCATTCCTCAACTTCATTGAATGCCTGCACATCCTGCTTAGTCCAGTTGCACTTGCTGGTGCCATACTGGCTAACATATTTTACAAGATCGCCGCAGCTATTGTGATAGTTGTAATAGTGAATACCACGCCACCATTCATTACTGATCTTTTCGTCAGTCCAAGATTCGCAGCCTGCCCACTTGGGTTCTGGCCCTGTGTATTTCTCATCAAGAAAACGTGGAGTACGTGGCGCAGACTTCTTTTTTGAAGGCGCTTTAATGATGGATTTTTTGGCAGCGGGTTTTGCTTTTGCTTCAGCCATAGCAGATCTCCTATATGATTAGCATACAGCCTATATAGCCGTTGTCAACTGAAATATATCACACTACTGATTTGTACTTGTTACCCGCTAGTATAGCAAAGGTCAGTTTATCGTCTACTTCTTGGTAGAAGTTTGGACAAAGTCCCAAGAACTTGCCTTCATCAATGAACTTGTAATTTTTACGTTCCTTGCCACGCTGAAGTGAGATAAGTGCTTGTTCAAGAATATGCTCTTTGATTTGCAGAGCCTTACCACTTGCACCCCAGAACACGAACACAGGTGTACCCCATGCTTGTAACTCCTTAGAGTTGTAGTTAAGTGAAAAGTAGCCCCAAACCTTGTTGGAGTTGCCTGACTCACAATGCATCATGCAAAGTAGATATAGGTTTTCCATCTCTTTTACTTAACCCTTAGGTACGCAACGGGTCTTGAGCCTATGTCCCAAATCTCTAGCGGCTTCATCAGCAACGATAGCAGCAGCCTCACAAGCAGCCTTGCTAAAATAATCCTGTTGGGAAACTGTAACGCCATATGCGGCATTAGCAACAGTGATTAGAACATACCAAACCATCACTTGGCCTCCTTGAACCAATTTTCAACTTCACCATAACTTGTATAAGCACCATCGCCCCACTTGAAACCTTCATTCACAATGTCGTGGATAGCCTCAACACACTCGTCATACTCTTTACCGTTGGGCCTACATCCCCAATCGTGAGCACTCTGCTCATCCGAGCCACGCCTAATACCAGCACTGTAGATTTGTTTGATCTGCTCGATAGTAAAAGTGAAGGTCTTATCCGTCATGTTCTTTCTCCGCTTCAATGAAGTCTTCGAAGTAAGCAACCATGTCGCCTAACTGGTCGAAGTATTCTTTGCTGAGTTCAATGTTATCTATTAGTTCCTGCTGTAGCAAATCTGCTTCACGCAGGAGATTAATAACACGTTGTATTTTTGCCAACTTGGTCTGCTTTTCTGTGAGTACCATTAGTAAACTCCTTCGGTCTCAGGCATCCACAAAGAGATGTCGCTGCGAAGTCTCGCAGAACCAATCATCTCAATGCCTGTGCGCTCCTGGTCATCCAGCAAACACTGCGCCCAAGTAACGATAGCATGATCCTTGCGCTCTTTAATAGCACTCATGTAAGCACTATAAGAAATAACGAGATCTTTGATTGTCTGTTCGCTACGGTCAGTCATGTTAATTACCCCAGATAGTGTTATAGTGATGGATGCCAAACGCAAGGATCATTTCCGCTACTAGAGCAAGGAAGGGTCCAAAGAGGATAAACAGGTCAGCAGTAGACATTACTTGCTCCTTGTTAGTTTCATCATATCAATGTGGACGGCGACAGCCTCAGAACTCTGGCTACCGTACAACCACTGATCATTATTGCAGATAGCATACTCTTTAGTGCCGTCATCCTGTGTAACGACGTAGCAACGGATATCTGAAAACCCTTTGCGTTTAGCATAAGTTTCGATAGTGCGACACATATCCGTCTTAGCGTAGTCCATTACGCAACCTCTTTATCACGGAAGTTAACACGGAAACGAAGCATCTTAAGATGGTCGTCGCTGCCGCAGAGTCGAATAGTCTTTACAAGACCACGAAAGTTAGTGTACTTGATATCAATCCAAGGAACTAAGGTACCAGCACTGTTAAGCGCCAAGCACATATTAAAAATCTCACCACGCAGCACACCAGCAGCACTGGTCCAACGCACACGATCACCGATACGCACACCACCAACTCTGGGGTCGCTAATGTTGCTGTCATTGTAAAGCATTAGTGCTCTCCTCATTCCCTATAATACATAATAGCATGGGACAGAGATCTGTCAACCCTTTTTTGGGTGCTTTTCTTTACGGGTATAAGCACCTTTGCCCTTAACTGCTTTCAAAACCCGCTTGCGAAACAAGGGGTTAGCGAGTGCTTTTGCGTATGGATTCTTGCTCATTTTTACCCCCTTTCTCGTCAACATAGTGCTACTATATACCCAATTTGGGCTCAGTCAACCCCATAATTGTAACAAAAATTGTTACAAACAATTACAAAATTTGTTACAAAATTCTAGTTGACGCTTTGGGCACCTGTGCTATTATACATTATAAGATGAGGAGCAACAGTATGAATTGGAACCTCGAAGGTCTTCGCATTAACGGTCTTTATATGAGACTGTTTCCTTACAGCGGTCTTGTGCTTAACAGCCGTGTTAAGTTTGGCGGTGAGGTACAGCATACTGTGCTAATTGATGAACCCATCAGGGTTTACGGTGAAGACCGTGAAATGATCCTTGTCAGCAAGGGTGAAGTTAACCGTATTTTGGAGACTGAAAATGTCTAAGCCACAATGGCAGGTGATGACTGTTTTGCCTAATGGTACTGAGATCAGCACTGTTGAGTTGCCTGCTCATTGTATGCATGAGTGGAGCTATCCTTTTGAGACTTGCATATTTCCTAAGCATGGCCCCAGTAATGTAGTTGGTCATTATGAAACTAAGAAAGAAGCTATTGAAGCTCACGTCTTTTTAGTGCAGCATGAACTGTATCACGAGTTGATGTCAGACTGTTAATAGGAGACCTACTATGGGTGTAAGTGCTAAGAGGGGTATGAGTAGGCATTACTTTGATGTTGATCCTAAAGCATACGGTCACACTGGGATGGTAGTTGAGATTGTCTATGATGGTTACACTAGTTGGGTTACACAGGTGCTGCTAGTTTTCTAAAAATAATAGTTGACACCAAACTAAATAGAATGTATAAATAGTAGACAATAAGGAAATAGGTTCCAAACAATGTTCAAACGTATGCCCATTAATTATAGCTTTACATGCTGGTATGAAGATGCCAAGCACGGGGTTCTAACTATGTGACATGTGTTCACATATTGTGTTTGGAACCCCGGAGATAGTAAAATATCCCGGGGTTTTTTAATGACAGGCTGCTACTCCCTCGGCATAAGAGTAGCCCTCGACTAGTACGTGGACCAAATGGTCGTACAAGTGGTTTCAGCGAGGAGTATTTTGTAGAAACAATCTAGTTGACAGCTTGTCAAAAGGCTGTAGTATTAGAATTGTTACTACATAGAAGCATTGAGCGAGCCATTATAGCTAGTGGTCCACGGATGGATAGGTGTGTAACACAAAAAGCGGTTCGAATCCGCTAGGGTCTGATCAACCCCTCAGTGCTTCTTTGTAGTAACGAATTGGACTCTTAGCTCAGTAGGTAGAGCATCGGACTTTTAATCCGTTGGTCCCGGGTTCGAGCCCCGGAGAGTTCACCATTAAGATCAGTAGTAGTAGTTCGAAATGCTGCTATATGAGAAAGCACCTGCCGCTCCCGACTATGCGGACACTAGAAAAAGGTGGGGCAAGAGTCCTTGTTAGTCTGGGAATTTTTGGGGTGTAGCTCAGTTGGCTAGAGCGTTCGACTGATAATCGAAAGGTCACTGGTTCGAATCCAGTCATCCCAACCAAAGTTTGGGGACAGTAGTGGGTGTACGGAACTCCCTTGCACGGAGTTTGTCTATAGGGTTCGATTCCCTGGGTCTCCACCATAATACAATCTGAGTTCCGTGTTTCTCGAGATAAACGGTTCCAGACAGTCATCGGCTTATGTTCCCACCGTGTTCTAACCGATGTTAAAAAAGCCAATAGCTATGTGCGACGAGCGAGCAGTAGTTAACGGTGGGCAGATTTTGGAGCGTTCGTATATCGGTTAGTACGCTGGCCTTTCAAGCCGGAAAGAGGGGTTCAACTCCCCTACGCTCTACCAAGTTTGCTCGCATGAACTAAATGTAAGTTGCCCTGATAGAAACTGTGGGGCTATGTAGGTATCAAAGCCTACTGCGAGCAATACAATATGATCCTATACGCATCTGGTGAGGCGACCCCGCTGTCTACGGGGTGAGGAGGGTTCGATTCCCTTTAGGATCGCCAATATGGACCGTTAGCTCAGTCGGTAGAGCTGTTGACTCTTAATCAATAGGTCGGGGGTTCGAATCCCTCACGGTCTACCATTAGTTGATCTGGATACACGAAGGTGGAGATACCGCTTTAGAAAGTGTGTCGCAATGCCAGACAACATTCGGAACAACACGTGAGTTCCAGCAAGTTTTTGGTCCGTATAGCAGTGGGTTCTGCATAGAAAGTGTCCAAATCTTTTGGAATGGGTTCGAGTCCCAACGGGCTGCCATACTATAAATACTCAAGATAGGATCATTCAATGAAAAAAGTTGCCTCAGCATTTCTAGCAATATTCATGTCAACTACAGCATCAGCAAGTGAGCTGTCTATTGTTGGACATGGTTTTAGTAAACATTTAGACAATCATAATTTCAATGAACATAACTATGGTGCTGCACTAAGATTAGAACGCAATGACTTTGCAGTTCAAGCAGGTGGTTACCACAATAGCTTACGCAAAGATGCATTTTATGCAGGCGTTGATTATAGTCCACTGCATTATAATCTTGGCAACTGTTTTAAACTTGACGCTGGTGTATATGCTGGCGGTGCTACAGGTTACAAATATGCAGTAACACCGATAGTAGGCGTACAAGCTGCTGTTAAATGCAACGATGTCTTTGTAAGAGTCAGAGTAATGCCAGATGTGTTTTACAATAGCAAAGCAGTTGGTGCTATAGAACTCGGTATTGTCTTAAAGAAGTTTTAATGGCAAAACTCGCTATATTCATCGATCATCCAAGATGCTCAGCTGAAGGCGTTAATGGCGTAATCAACGCCTTAGAACATAAACATACATTTAAAATTTTAACTCGAGGTAGGCCTTTTGATAACTTTTTTGATGATGTTGATGCATTGATTGTGCCCGGTGGTATAGGTGATGCTGATACATTTAATCGGGTTATGAAAAATAATCGTCGAATGATTAAAAAGTACATGGCCAATGGAGGAAGATATCTTGGTATATGTATGGGTGCATATTGGGCTGGACCAAACTATTTTAATCTCTTAGACAATTTAGACTGTGTGCAATACTTAACACGCCCCGGCACTGATACTCGTAGACCCCATGCCAAAGACCTAGCAGTTGATTGGTTGGGTAATGAAGAAAAAATGTTTTGGTATGATGGATGTGCTATAGTTGGCAGTGGTCAACTTGATGTTGTGGCAAAATATGCCAACGGTGATGCTATGTCTGGTTTTCAAAATCGCATTGGATTAATAGGTAGTCATCCGGAAGCAGATGAAAATTGGTATAATTCTTACACATGGTTGAAACCCAGTTGGAATTCTAATAAACAACATAATTGGCATTTATTGTCAGATTTTACAGATGAATTGCTGACACGTTGATGTTAGCATGGCTTGAAATATTTTCACTACTTGTAGTAGTTGATGTGTTGTATGCTGTTTACACAAAACAGGTTCAAGTTAACAATCCTGTTATTTCATCATTGACTGCGGCTGCAATTTATATTATCAATGCTTACATAGTAATTGAATTTGTACATGATCCTATGTTGCTGATTCCAGCTGGATTAGGTGCTTTTGTTGGCACATATATAGGTGTTAAATTCAATAGCATATTACGCACATAATTTATGCTCGCTTAGTGTTGTTGGTCAGCACGCCAGTTTGTGGCACTGGAAGACTTAGTTCAAATCTAAGAGCGAGTACCACTTGACACAGTTCAAAATATAGTATATAAGTATTG